TGACGTGCGGTGATCTCACCTGATAACGCCTCTATCCTTTGGGACACCTTGGGGTGTTGCCTCAACTTGCAAGCCTCAACCCATACTGAACTATCCTTCATCTTTTCTGCGCTGTAGGCAGACCTGTATGCATCAGTCAGTGTCTGCCCCTCGCTTACCAACTTGGCGAAGGTTTCCTGCTTGCTGGTTAGACCATCTGATGCTGGTACTAGTTTGATGATCTTATCTTTGTCTATGTCCTTACCCATGATGTTATCCCTGTGTGCCGCCAGTATGCGCTTGCGCTTGGGCGTGGTTTTAGTCTCGCCGTTCAATTGTTCTATATAACTTTACCATTTACGTCCCTGAAACAACACTGGCAAAGAATAACCAATAATGCCCATTGCTGGCGTTTTAAGCCTCACTGAGCGCCTTTAGGCATTCTGGCTTATAATCACACACGGCTATCTTCCAGAAGCCGCCAGTGACGATTTCGACCTTTAACTGTTGCAGATATGTCACACATATCCATTAATGACCAAAAAAAGCCATTGGGGGTGGTTGACAACCATCTGCGGATATATGACAAAGGGGTTCACAGCCCCTGTTTGGCAACCTTCGGCGTTCTGGTAACCAGCCCCAGATCTTCTACCTCACGGAGTGGTGAGGCGATGTCACCCAGCCCACCTGTCGCGTTGCGATGGGGCAGTTCGAGATACAGATCGGGTGTGACCGCAGTGATGCGCTCGCGCTTGTGGGGCGGTAAATCTGGCAGGGGCGTTTCGCTTCCTGCGGCTGGGTTTGGGGCAGGGTAACTTGCCCCCCCTGTCGCTGGGCATGGTAGCCCAGTTCCTGCATTGCAGGACTTATTGAAGAGATACCTCGAAACAGGGAGAAACCAATGAAAGAGATCTTCAAAACATTTAACGATTTTCTTAATGAGATTGATCGTTTTGAAAAGGTAGTCGGTGATCGCGCTGGCAAGGTGTTCTGCACAATGTCACGCAAGCCTATCGGCGAATGGAAGACCAATGAGAAAACTTCACAAGTTGAAGTGATTTGGAAATAACACCAACCAACTGCAATTCAGGAGATTATTATGCAGGACATTTTTAACACTCAAAATTTCGACAACACAATGGCAGACATTGCCAATGCTGAGGCATCCATTGCCAACCTTCGGGGCGAGAACAAGGCACGCACCATGGAGAACAACGCGAACACCCAGCAGATGAATGCCCATAAAATTAACCAATACGTCAGCCTGATCGTGGCAATCTCACCTGTCGGGTTGGTGGGCAATGGCAAGAATAAACGCCTTCCTGCCACAGTGTCGAAACAACTGACTGAGGAGTTGGGCGCGTACATCAAACCAGCCACCGCCAAGAAACTTAAAGAGAACAGCGTCAAGGCGCGGCACAAGTTGGGCATCGGCGGTGATAACGTCACCCCTGAGATGGTCAGGGCAGTGTTTGATGATCATGAGATTGATAGCGAAAAGAAACTGATGGATGCTGTCGATGGTGATGCTGGCAAATCTGAGATGTGGAAACTGGCAGAAAAGTTGTTCGGCAAAGAAACTGTCACTGGTTCATTCAAGCCGTCAAAATACGATGCAATGGACTGGGCTGAGTTCGATGACGCATGCCGCGAGTTGAAGGCGGCGCGTCTTGCGTCAGATGATGCGGCGGCAAAGGCTATGGCTGATGCCGCATCTGAAAATGAAGTTGTGGACAAGGTGCTGGGCGCGCTTGATGCGGCATAACGCCACCTGACGATGACAGCATGAGAAACTGTCGAAACACCCCTTCGGGGGTGTCGTGGCATCTCGCCATATAACCAACGCAACTATGGAGAAAAGTTATGCGTCTTACTCAATCAAAAGCCATTGTCGAGGCTTCTATCGACAGCCAAATCACCAACGCACAAGGCCGTGATGCGATGCGTCCTATCCCATACCTGATCGGCGGTGCTGGTCTTGGTAAAACAACTGTGGTGCAGGACATCGCCAAAAGCCGTGATGTTCAGTGCCTTGTCGTATCGCTTGCCCAGTACGATGCTGGCGAACTTGCAGGATGGCTGGTCAACGATGGTGACGGCATGAAACGCCTTCGCCCTGATTGGATGCCGTCAGAAGGTGAGGGCATCCTCTTCTTGGATGAACTGCCTCAAGCACCAGTCGCCAACCAAAACATCGCCGCACAGATCGTTAATGAGCGGCGCGTTGGTCAGCATCGTCTGCCTGACGGCTGGGCAATCGTGGCGGCTGGCAATCGCACCAGTGACCGCGCTGGTACTAACACCATGCCATCGCATCTTAAAGATCGCCTGATGTTCTTGGAGATCGAGGCTGATCTTGAGGATGCCATCGGCTATTTCAATAAGGTTGGTGTTGATCAACGCATCTGTGCATTCCTGCGCTTTCGCCCTGAGTGGCTTCACAAGTTTGATCGTGATGCCAATGCATCGCCATCGCCACGATCATGGGACAGGGTGTCCTCTGTCATGGGATGGGGGCTGGATGCAGTCTGCCAGACTGAGGCTATCGCTGGTCAGGTAGGACGCCCTGCTTGTGCAGATTTCCTTGGGTTCCTCAAGATCTATGACACATGCCCAGATCTGGATGAGTTGATCGCCGATCCTGAGAATGCAATGATCAGCGAAGATCCTGCCGTGACCTACGCGATCTGCGCTGGTCTGGCATTCAAGGCAAATCAAAACAACCTTGGTAAGATCATCAAATACCTCAACCGTCTGCCTCAGCAGGAGTTCTCAGCGTTCGTCATCAAGGATGCTGTGAGCCGTGATCCTGAGTTAAAGAAGGTTGAGGCTCTTCGCCAGTGGGCGTTGACCAACGGTTCCGCGCTTACCCTTGTGTAAGTTATATAGAACTTTTTTATGGAGACTAGCATGGACGCTAATCTAAAAATCGCACGGTGCAAGACCAGCCTGATGGTCAAGCACCCATTCTTCGGGAGCATCGCTCTGGGCTGTCATTTTGTACAGGATGACAGCATCGAAACGATGGCAACTGATGGCACCAAAATCATCTGGGCAGAGCCGTTCGTGGATCGTCACAGTGAGGATGAGATCAAGGGCGTGATCGCACATGAGGTCATGCACATCGTCATGAAGCATCATCTGCGGCGCGGTGATCGTGATCCGAAGAAATGGAACATCGCTACAGACTATGCCATCAATGACATCCTCACCGATGGTGGCTTTGTCCTGCCAGAGGATGGCCTGTTCAGTGAGCAGTACAAAGGCATGGCGGCAGAGAAAATATTTGATCTGTTGCCACAGGATGATGGCGGTGCCGATCAACCATCATGGGGCATCGTCATGGATGCCACTAATGAGGACGGCTCACAGCCCTCTCAGGGCGATCTGGAGCAGATGGCGGCAGACATAGACCAGCGTGTCTTTATGGCGGCTCAGGCGGCTGAGAACGCTGGCAAACTGCCATCCAAGATCAAGGACATGGTGTCTCGCATGAGACGGTCTCAGGTTGATTGGATGGATGTGATCCGCAGGTTTGTCGGCGGAGACAACCCAGAAGACTACACATGGCGGCGGTGTAACCGTAAGGTGTACTACAGCCAAGGCATATACATGCCATCAGTTGACCGTGTCGGTGTCGGTGACATCGTACTAGGCTGGGATAGCAGTGGTAGTGTGTCGATGCGTGAGCAGGAATATTTCCTTGGTGTGTTCAATCAACTCATCGAGGATTTCAACCCACGCTCGATCACGTTGATCGTCTGTGATGCTGAGGTTCAGTCTGTGACTGAGTATGCTCAGGGTGAGTACATCAACGGTGTCGAGGCTAAGGGTAGAGGCGGCACTCGCGTGATGCCTGTCTTCGATTATGTCGAGGACAACCAGATCCCATGTGATGCCATGGTTTACCTAACCGACATGGGGATCTTCGACTGGCCTAATGAAACCCCAGACTACCCAGTGCTATGGGTATCAACCGACATGGACTGCAATGATGCACCTATCGGTGAAACAACACGCATACAGGTGGCGGCATAGGTGCCGCCATCTAAACCTCTTATGATTGGAGACAACAATGAATGCACAATTCAAAAAAGAATATCTGTCGGCGATGCATTGCAAGAAAGCGATCAATGACATCGCAAAAAGTTGGGAGATGCCAACTATGGTGGTGGTTTCCATCCTTAATGGCAGGAACAAGTGGGACACCAGCAATGAAGTTGAAACCTTCTTCGGCGAAAAGACATTTGGGGTTCAGAACTCTGTAGTGCAACATATGCAGGACATGGTGGAGCAGGTGCGTGATTATCGCCGCATGGCAACTGCACAAACCTCAAGCAATAACTACAACCCAATTAAAAAACATGAACACCTATCCTCATTAGAGGCAGGTCGTGTTCTGTTAAACCAGTATAAGCGGTGCCTTGGTTTGAGGGTGTTAGAGGGCAATGCGAAAGAGCCATATGTTGAGCATGAGAAGACCAGCGATTACTCAGGCCATAATTATGTAGGTCTCAAGTTGACTTGGCATCACACCGTGTTCTCTAAAGGTTTGGCTATGCTGATGTCGGGATCTGGCAAGAGGTTTGTCATGCATGCAAAAAGGGTAGACTTCGATGCACTGCCAGAGACTGCCACTGCCTTCAAGGTAAAGACGGTCACTTGGAAAAAGAGTGTGCCTGATATCCAAATCGGCTGGCTTGTTGTGCATAACCATGACGGCACCGAACTGCTTTCAGAAGAGGGCGAGACCAAGAAGGTTCATGCATACGCAACAAACCTATCGTCTGCCATTCAATTGCTCAACCGCAGAACCAAGGCGTTCGTCTTGGATACCCTGCTCGACAACCTATAAGGAGACAACCATGATTAGTTGGCACAACGCACCTGAGTATTCATATCGTGGCATAAGGTACATGCCACATGTCGATGAATACTATGACGCTGATGGAGTTTTGGAAAACCGAAAGGCATTCCATGACTGCTATGAAGAAACAAAACTGGGTGGCGATTACGGTGCCGTCACCCCACTGTTCTCAGCAGATCATACGCCGTATGAGTTTATGGATGAGGACACCTTTCAATATCATGTAGACATGATGCTACATGAATGCCCCCACTGTGGGCGTCAATCACTTAAATCATAAGGAGAATGAAATGATCTGGCCTTTAATTTTTGTATGCTCTCTGTTCGTAATACAAGCAGGGATGTCTGTAGCAGAACTGCCCGACACCTATAGCCTAGTGCTGGGATGTCTTGTTATGCTTATTGGTATGCTCATGATGATTGCATCTGCATACGCCATGTCACGATCAAAGAGGTTTAGCGATGACTGAGTTCGCAGTAATTATTCTGACCACCTTCTCGTTCAACGGTGAGGTGACATCTGAGGTTGAGGCACAATGGTCTGACCGCACCTTCAAATCTCATGCGGAGTGTTCACGTTTCATAAATGTTAACCATGACGCCCTGCATTATCGGCTTGAAAAATTCTTCGGGACATGGAAAGATAACCCCAAGATCACGCTCGTTTGTGATGAGCCACACATCAGGTTTAATAACCAGTTACCCCGATAGGGTTGGTTGCCGCCGTGTGTGTCGGCGTTAAGTTCAGTGTTGCCTATCGGGGTTTCTCCTTTCCGACACTGACCAACACACTGAGAGGGGCGGTTCGCAAGATCGCCCCTCTTATATGTTTTATGTTTTATGTTTTATATTTTCACTATTGATTAAGTTATATAGAACTTTTTAAGTTTCCTATGGATTGCCCACCATAGGGAGACACAACCAGCCCTTGGGCAAGGCAACAGTTCCCCGACAAACGGACATGGGGAGAAAGGTAAAGAGATGCTTTCAGTAATCTCAAAACAGCGTAGCGTAAACTCATCACTTGAGCCAGTGGATCAGATTGACAACCTGTATTCGCTGATCAAGAACCCCCCACAGAACTCTCGTGTGATTGAGATCACACCGTTCTTGGCGGAACACATCCTTGAAAACCTCAACATCGGCAACCGTACCAAGAAGGTCAAGAAGATTGAGACCTACTCCAAGGACATGCTGAGTGGCAACTGGTCACTGACCAACGCCACTCTGGCTTTCGGTAAGGATGGATACTTAAAGGACGGACAGAACCGTTTGAGCGCATGCGTTCGCTCAGGCAAGCCGTTCGTCACTCACGCCATCTTCGGTGTTGAGCCAGAGGCTTTCATCCACATGGATGTCGGTGCCAACCGCTCAAACATGGATGTGTTTACCATCATGGGTGTGCCATACCCTGCGGTGACAGGCTCTGTCATTCGTCACATCGTTGCGTTCAAGGCTGGCAAGCCTCATACGAAGCATGTGGAGATGACAAACGATGAACTCCGCAACTACTACAATGACAAGATTGATACTGCCATCCTTGAGAAGGCAATCAAGTTGTCAAAGGTAACCAAGAAGTCAACCCTCATCCCTGTGGCGCCGCTTGCGGCACTGTTCTACGTCATTGCCGAACAGGGTAGTGATGAGAAGGTAGAGGCTTTCTTGAGTGACTTGGCATCCAATCATGGCAAGGGAGTGCGTTCACCTGTTCGCTACCTTCTTACCAAGTTGACGGAGATCCGCGTTGCAAACCGCAACAAGGTTCATCCTGATGTACTCTGCATCCTTCTTGGTCGCACATGGGTGAACTACAAGAATGGTCGTGCATCAACTCGCGCTGACTTGTTGACAGACAAGAACAGCGAGATGCCAGAACTCACCCTGTAATTACACACATCTGTGTAATTTCCACACATAAAAGAAGGGGGCGGTTATTAGCCGCCCCCTTTAGTTTGGGAGGAAACGCATGACCTTCATGCAGGTCTTATATTATTGTTATTATTGATCCTCGTCAAACCTTTTTCTCTCTTCTTCAAAACATTCTACTGCGGCGGCAACATACCCACACTTATCAAGCATGCTATCCCAGTGACCGTTAGTGGTCATCAGCCGCGCCGTCTTCACCAGATCCATCATCAGCCCATGATCTGTAGCCGATATGCTTTCCCCTTCCTTCAATTTATCCCTGAGATAAATCGTCCAGAAATCCGCTATCGTTTTCCAATTCTTATACGGAGAGCCATAGTGATCCCCCCTCGCGTCTATAACGCTCATCGCCTCACTCAATATCTGCTTCCCCAATCTATCCATAATACCTTCCTATAATTTTAATTAACCTCTGAACATTACCACTCGCCTCTATCCACATCAACTGAACCTTATTCAGTTTTATATCTTCCATGATGTGTTCCACAATCACGCGCACTTCCCGCCCAAGATCTTCCCCCACCTCATCAAGAACTTTTCTTAACTTAACTTTCCGCAAGGCAAACTTGTCGGAAAAATCTGTCCTTCCAGACTTAACTCTGGGCTGGTAGTCGTGAGCCTTGAGACCAGATGTTGAGTTATAATAATCAACCATCATCGCATCTAATGTTTGATAGTCCCTCAAACCGATTCGTTCCGACAGCAATAAGTTATCTAGAACTTTCTGGTCTATCACACGAACTCGTACGGAGTGTCCACCACCTATAAACTCTGGCTTAACTCGGTGCCGTTCGTGCAATTCTTTTGTGCCGTAATCATTTTCCCTAGACATTAGAAAGGTACATCCTCTGGCTTGAACTCTGGCACCTGCATGGGTGTTGGGAAACTGCCTGTCGGCAAGAAGTATGTTGACGTTACTGAGTCGAAATAAACCTTCGCATCCCCCTGCTTTCCAACCCAAGAGAACCTGCATTTCCAAACGTGGATCTCTGATTCCGATCCCTTCGGGTCTGGCCTGTGAACGGACATGCCAACGTCAGCCTTGGCGAACCATGCGGCGGAGCCGGAGATGTCATAGCCTTTTGGAACTGGGATCTTTCCATCGGCGCCGCGCAACATCTTGGTCGGGTGGGCAACAAACCACAAGTGAATGCCGTGAGACTGAGCAAACACCCTGAGTTTTGTCAGCATGTCTGAGATCCAATCTGTCTCGCTGATATCCCTGCTCTTCTGAATGTAATTGTACGGATCAATGATTGCCCCCTTCACACCGTGCCTCATGACCGCCGCCTTCAAGCGGTCAATGATATCATCAATGGTAGCAAGGGAACCGTCAGCCTGATACAGGAATGAGAAGTGCGATTGAATAAACTGTTTACCATACTCTAATTC